GAACGCTCAGGGATAATCGCAACAATTCCATTCGCAGAACCCGCGGAAGGCGATTCGGGCCAAATTGTCATCACAATTTTAGCGGCGTGTACACGATATTGGCTGTAAGGAGCAACGCCATCGTTTGTACCAAGTAATGTGTCGTAATAACGCGGTTGTAAACCACCGGCAGCGACACGAGGATCATACGGTCCGTTTGCACGATACTGATAAACGGACGGAACACCTGCAGCAGCCTGAGTAAGCTGCAAAGTTTCGGAATACGTGAAAGTAGTCCACATATTTGGGGCGAATGGCTGACGAGTCATGCCAAATCCGGGACGTGCGGAGAGTTTTTGATGCGAACGTGAAACCTTACGATGGGAACGACCCAAAGTTCGCTTACGCGAAACCTTCTTAATCAGACGGCGTTTACGAATTCTCATGCGGCGCGGCATTTCGTATTTGCTTATGTTTTGTCTGTATATAAAACCAACCAAAAAAAAAAAATTAAATTAATTAATCGGGAAATATTTTCGCAAAAAAAAAAATATAGCTCTGGGCATATACAATGACAGAAAATGCTCCAAGTGCTCCAGAGCAAAAAGCCGACGGTAATACTAAACGTCGGCTCGGAAATGAAGCAAAACACTGGATATTCACGTGGAATTCATATCCGGCTAACGCGCAGGAAATGCTCCAGAAACTTTTGGACGGTAGAGCAAAAGTTTTATGCTACTCAAGTGAAATCGGGGAATCAGGTAATAAACACCTACAAGGATACATCGAGCTACAAACTAAATCAAGATGGTCTAGATTTGGGCTGCCTGATGGCATTCACTGGGAAATTGCACGAGATCCTAAACGAGCTCGAGATTACGCAATCAAACGTGATAAGACATATGACAATGAAGCTAACATATATTTTACCTACGGGTATTATCCAATCGCAGAGCAAGATTTGCAACTTATCACTTACGAACAAATGTATCCATGGCAAAAAGACGTGGTTACACTGTTGTCAATGCCTCTCGAAAAACGAAGAATTCACTGGTATTATGACGAAATCGGTAACGTGGGGAAAACCAGCTTGGTTAGATATATGGGTTTTCACTTTTCCGGACAAGTAGTGTGGACATCGTCAACAAATGGTCAAAATATCATGACAATTGCTCATGCAGGATGCCGAATGTACCTATTTGATTTTTCGAGGAGTAGTCGTCAGAATGTGCCATATGAAACGTTAGAAGAACTAAAAAATGGCATGATAACATGTGGTAAATTACTGAAAACAATGCGTCAAGAGATCGTTCCTCCAGCACACATCGTGGTGTTTGCGAATTGGGAACCAGATTATAACGCATTAAGTGCCGATCGGTGGGTCGTGCGAGATATCACAAGGCACGATTCGTCCATCCCCCCCTGCGGGGGGCCCCAAACCCCGGATATTCCGTGCCCATTAGTATCCGATGCGGCCACATTCGATGACGATTTGTAAATGTTCTTATTTTTTTTAATGTACTACACCTCCCTCCTAAAAAATGTCGGATCGGCGTAAAGTCGCATTGCGATTCGTTCGGGCGAAATCGCAATGCGATTTCCACCGACCGACATTTTTTGTGCGTAGGGACGTGTGGTACGACATTGCTTCGCCTTCAAATACGCAAAAAAAAAAGAAATATATTCCCCCCTCAAAAGATCTGTGTGCGATTAGGAATCGAGGACATCAGTGAGATTGTAGAGCTGGACGAAGTACGTAATGTTGATTTCGACACGAGGTGAAAGGGTGTCATTGGTGTCAATCGCACACGTATACAGGTTGAAAAATACCTGTTCAGAAGGGAAATTGTTGTACGGAGAAGCAGAACCGTCAACATCGATCAAATCCTTGTGACCAAGAATCGTCTTGATCTTCACAAAGTGCTTAATTTTACGGGGCTTCCAAGAACCGAGGGTCGTCATGGCAACACGCTTGCAATATGGGCGTTCGCAGATTTCCGCAAAAGTGGACGCAGCACCAACGTTAGAACGCTCAGGGATAATCGCAACAATTCCATTCGCAGAACCCGCGGAAGGCGATTCGGGCCAAATTGTCATCACAATTTTAGCGGCGTGTACACGATATTGGCTGTAAGGAGCAACGCCAT